ATGTTTCTAAAATCTACACCTATACTCTTACAGGAAATGGAGCTGCGTTTGTTTTCTGCGAAACAAACCATCATATCATCTGACCTCTCCGCCTGTTTTGGTTTACCAACTTCAGCAACAGCAACAGCTGCAAAAGGATTGAGGGACATCAGTGATGCAACAACACTACCATGAATAGTTGGATAAATGTTACTGCTGGTCTTACCCTCTTCGTCAATAACTTTAGCAAAAGATTTTACATCAGAAACCCACTTAGGTTGAAACGACAAAATAACATTTAAGTTTATCGTGGTATTGTTTCTACCAACATTATATGTTAAATGTGATGTCTGTATTGAAACTGCTTTTGAAAAATCGTCAAGTCTATCAAATACCTTTTCTTTTTCTTTGTAGTCTTGTTGCTGGGCATTCAACTCAACTGGTTTATTGACCTTCATTCGATTGTCTTTCTTTCGATCGACATCGGCAACAATGGTCACCTCATAACCACTAGATTTTTTGGAAGAGGACACAATATCATATTTGTTTATGATACCACCATTATACTGGTCTACTGTTTCTTTATACTGCTTGTTCTTATACTCGCTTTCACTAATAATAAAAGTTCCAGTGACTTTCTCAAGTGCTTGCATCTTGGCATTTGCAAGTGCATTATCAAAGGTACTACCATAACCAGTGACTGTAACTTCTTCTGCAAATGCCACGCTAGATGCAAGCATCATAGCAATGGCAAGTTTTTTCATTTTGCGAATGCTGCTTTAATAGAAGTTGCTGCACGCATAGATCGTTTATCGACCATAACAGTTACAGATACATTCTTACCATCCGAAGAAACTTTACGTTCCATCACATAAGCACCACGAACAATACCATTGGCTTCAACAGTAATACTTTCTGTAATCTTGGTAGTTAAATCTGCTGCTTTTCTCTCAGCATTACTACCATCTTCTTTCATATTTGCAGCCAATGCATTGGTGATAGTGTCGCTGGTTTTCTTCGACTTCAAATCAGTATTGATAAACTCAACAATATTTCGTTTGGCTCGCATTGCTGCAACATTCATACCTTGTTCAATACCAGCATCATTCTCGATGGGTACGAAAGAAGTTGCAGTTGATTTAATAGATTCCCACTCACCTTTATCGTTGAATGTAATCTCAACCTTACCGAAGTCCTGAGCAAACTTAGTTCCCTCAGGTGTCATATCTTCAGATAGTTTAGTTGTACTACAAGCAGCTAAACTTAAAGATAAAATTGCTGTAATAAAAATTCGCTTATTCATAATATAAAGTTCCTATCGTATTGTGTATGTGTATACCACTGCATTTGGTTTGTTATATGCTTCTATAACACGTTTACGCATCTCTGGATCCTGCAGTTTGTATCCGAGACGATCGGGCGACTTTGGGTCAACCTGTTCCATAACAGCTGGTTTATCATCAGCTGGATCAATCGGTGCAACTTTAACTTTCTCTTCCGCAATCAATTTGGGTTTGGGGAAATGACTTTTAATACGATTCCATTCTGTATCAAAATCAAGTGCAACTGCATTAGTTGCGACTAAGCAAAGTGCAACAGCGCAATATTTCATTTTATATTATCCCTCATGACAGTCTTTGCATTTTCAACTTGCTTGTCTGCAAATGAAACAAGATTAGTAACACGAACTGTTGCAACGACCATACCCAAAATAAATGCAAATAGAATTTTCATCTTACACCTCAACAGGTTCTTTCAAACCTCTCCAGAATGCAATCGGATCTTTAGGTTTCTTCCCATCGATAGTCCACTTCTTACCATTCCAGTGTGCAAATTTGTAGAATGGCCAATTGTTGTTTTCTTTAGTTTCGTAGAAACCAACTTTATCAGGATTAGTTTCAATTGGAAACCACTCAGTAACAGTTTGTTCGTATGCTTCTGTTTCTGCTTCCATCTCAAGTTCTTCTTTGCGACTTTCATAATAGTCAACTAGACCAGTGAAATCTTTTACTTCATCTGGCAAACAGTCAATGCTTTCCCAGTCATCAAGATTATATTCATAATAATCATCTTCACCATCTTGCCAAATTCCACAGAATCCCATGCCACCCTCATGGTAGACAGCATCTACATACCAATCATTTTCTGATAGGTATTCGTAAATTGCAATCGGGGGAGACCAAGCAGTTTCAAAGGAAATCCAAATAGTTTCGTCATCATCACGATTCCAGTCAATCAATGACAAGTCCCATTTAGTTCCCCAATGATTGATATTCCAATCATACCAATTTTCTTCTTGGTCTGCTGGGCGAGGACGTAGGTGTTGAAATACTTGACGATCATCTTCATTCTCAAGTACTGCTGCAAGTGCATCGATCTTCTCTTTACTAGAAGTCAATCGAACTGAGTTGTCACACCAATTAGGCATTTGTATTTCCTTTCACATATTTCATAATAATATTATACCCGAATACTACAATTTTGTCAAGTAATGATTTTTTCTTTCTTGCAAATTTTGCAATTAAGCTGTGGCTCCAGTTGCTGGAGCCTGCAAGTTTTTTGCTTTCTTTTCCTTTGTTGCTGGAGCAGGGATAGTAGGAAAGAATTCTGATACTAACTTCTGTGTAATCTTTGGATACATCTTGGTTAGTTTCTGGTCTTTAATTGCAAGAATCAACTTCGCTTCAGATGGATGAACATTCTCAAGCAACTGAATAAAAAGAGATTCTCTGCGCACCTTATTCAAATCCGAACGACAAAACACATACAGCTTCTTGGCTTCCATATGTAAATTTGCAGGACTCATACCAATCGGTGCAGCATCTTCCTTAAATGGAGGATCACCCTCAGGTAAAAAGAATTTCTTGTTTGGGTCAAATGCGTGTTCAAAAATCAAACGCAATGCACCATTATCTTTATATTTGGTTATAGTAACAGGATTATCATTAATCTCAGTCAACATTTCAGTAATCAATTTAGTAGCCATTAAAATTCCTCCAATTCATCTAATAGTAAACGACATTTATTGGCTATCAAATAATTCATAATAGTCATCTTATCTGCAGTCGTCTTGTAGCTAACATATGTATCTATAATTTCTTTTGATACATCTTCTGGGATAAATTCAAAGTCAACCAATGTTTGATTTCGTTGCCAATTGCGACGCTCTTCTTGATTCTTACAAGCATCAAATCCCTTCTCAATAAATTCTTGCAATCTTTTTGCGGATACAGGTTTCTGTCTCTCGCCATTCAAGAACACATCATCATTACTCAGAATGTTTGGGGTACCATCATCACCTGCTTTAACGATATGCGTAATAGTTTTCTCGTGCAACTCTTTCTTAGTTGCTTTAACATATTTCTTTTGAATGGGCGACCATTGTGTAATGTTGTCATACTTCTGTAGCTGAATAAAGTCGCCATCTGAAGATACAACTAAAATCTTTTGTGGTTCTTCCACCAATCCCTGTTGAATTAGTCCATTGTTTTGGCTCCACTTAGCAAGCACAGCTATAATGTCATCTGCTTCAGCACGTTCGAGATGGAGAACTTTGTATGGGAAATTTTCCCTAATCTCGTCACGGATCTTTGATAGTGTATCGAAGATAAGAGTCCAATCTAGATCGCTGTTATCACGTGCTTTCTTACGATTAGCCTTGTAGTTCGGGAAGAACTCTCTACGCCAATACTTACGACCATCGCAACAAATAACTAATTCACCATACTCTTTACCATACTTCTTTTTGTATGATTTAAGTGTAGACAAAGTTACATGACGAATGAGATTCACAACCTCAGACTCACTACCTTTCAGTTCACGCTGAAAAGATAAAATGTTACTCAGAGCTACCTGAGAATAATCAACTAAAATCATCAAAATGCTCCAAGTAAAATGCAGTCTTCATTGAATCGACCATTCGGCACTGCTGGTTTAGTCTTTAGTGTTTTGATTGCACTATTCAATGCACGTTTACCCAACGACAACCCTTTGAAGAATTCTTCAGGTTTGCGTAGAGTCATACGCTTTGATTCTTTAATATCGAAACCGATGATGGTAGTTCCTTTAACAGATAGTGTTCCACCATTCTCACCTTTATACACACCAACATGTTTGTATTTGGTGTTGTAGTACCATACCTCTATTGAGCCAATGATACTTGTGGGGTTTACAGACTTTAGGTTTAGCTCCGCAAACTCTTTGAGATATTTCATCTTGGCTACTTGCTTAGATGCAGGGACTTCCTTACGTTTACGTGGAGCACGATTCGCTTTAGCAGTCTGAACCATCTGGTTACAATCAGCAACGATGTTATCCACGAACTCCAAGAATTTCTTTAGTTCACGTTTAGTAAAGTTTGAATAACCTTCAACAAGTTGTTCGTCATCACCAGCAATTGTTTCACGCAGTTCATCAGCTAATGGAACAAACAACTCACCAATACGTTTAGCAATCGGTGCTGCTACTTGTTGTGCCAGTAGATAATTTTTAGCTGAGAAGTCAGACTTACAACCACCCAATACAAAGTCATCAATAGCACCCTCAATCTCACCTGCGAGTTCGTGTGCTTTCTCATCCATTCTATCTTGAATAGAAATAACATTAGTCACTACTGGGGTTTCTACTTTAACTTCTTTCTTTGGTTTGAAGTTTGTTAGTTCTGTGATTTTGTTTTCCAAAAACAGCTGGTGTTTTTCTTCTAGTTGACCACCACGATCAGCGATGCGTGCTAGAATGCCAGCATAACGAAAATGTTTCTCGTCAATTTTTAGAAGTTGTGTTGCTAATTTTTTATTAGTCTTAGCAACATGACTGATAAGCCACTTCTTCTTATCTTTGTCATCGTTGTTATAGTTGTAATAATTTAGTAACCCAAGAAAACTACTGTTGTAGTTAGCAGGGTTCAACTCAGGTTCACCACCTTTCATAGTAGCAACCAGTTCCTTACGTTTCGCTGTATTCA